GTATATTTAAATACTTGCTATGCAATTTGGGTATATCTAATAATGCTTTGCCTGGTTCTGTTCTATCAATGTCAGAATCCTTGCGCCACATTTCTAATAAATCTTCAAGTTGTTTCATATAGTTGAAATCCTCCTATTCAAAGGATACATCACTTCCATTAAATTGTCAAGCGTTTTTTAGAATAATTTCTCTACATCAAAGTAACTATACCGAAATGTAGCATCAGCTGTAATTATAGTATCTGGAGAATCTGTTGCACTCATTACAAAGGTAGAAAGGGTGGTAGGAAATACATCAAAAAACTTAATGTTATAGTATGGTGTATTTGATGATGAAAGCAAAGTAACAGTTGCATCAGAATATTGTGGTTTGGCTATTGGAATGTTTGTTGCATATTTGTTTAATTTACCGAGATTTCTATACTCAGCAAATTCTTTAGGGAAAGTCATAGCACGGATCCAATCATGTATTTCAAGCCACGATTTTAATTCTTCGTCAACGACAAAGGTAATATTCAATAAATCGTATATGGCTTTTTCACCGGGAATATACACATCAACAAATGGGTTGGTTTGTGGAATTTCAGATAAAGAAATACCAGGCACACTTAATGATTGACAAAAATACCTAACATTGGGTGAACGACCAAAGTTAAGTTGAAACTTATTTGGTTGTAGAAAATTAGGGTTTGTTGGGTTACGATTGGTTGCTGTCATAATGGCTTATTTATGCTATTTTTTTGCATATCCATCCACGAACATGATTTCTTGACATATTTCCTTGGTCTAGGTTGTTTTCTCTACAAAATTTGTTTAAATTTTTAATGATGAATGTTTGACCGTTAGGACCAATTAACTCATATTTTTTTGATAAAGCTTCAGCAACTTTTATTTTTTGAGATTCTGGTTGTTTTTTTCCAGTTTGAGCAATCACCAATTTCATTCGGTGTTTTTCAGATAGTTTTTTTCCTCTTTTAGCAAGGCTCATTTTTAGTTTAGATTCTTCAGAATATTTAAATGCTTTTCTAAATGCACTAATCTTTTCACCAAAACCTTCTGGTTTCTTTTTACCTTTTTGTGCCATAGCAATTTGTCTTAATATTTCATCTTTACCTATTTGACCAGATAATCCCATCCAAGCTAATTTATCTTCCATCCGGCCATATTGTTCGTATAATAAGCGATGTGCATTAGCGTGTTCTTCTATGGTAAGTTCTATAAGGTTAGAATCATCGTCCGTACCACCAATATGTTTGGGTATAATATGATGTGTGTGTTTAATTAAATTGTCCATATCTTTATTTATAATTTATTAACTTTATGTAATATCAAACAAAAAAAAGGGAGAACCTAAATTCTCCCTTAAAATAAAACATATTTTTAATGTTGAGGTGAATCTAACTCACATCAAATTTGATATTTTAAATGCTCGGTAATAGTTGTTAGACAACACATTTAATGCGCCATTACCTTGTGAAGTACCTTCTGCAAATGGATTAGCAACTAGACCATATCGTGTCTTGAAGCCAATTTTTGGTTGGAAGTTGTTTGTATCAACTGCACGAACCATTTGTAAAGGAACGTATGGGCAGTAGAATAAACCTGCGTCATAAGCGTTAGAACCTTTGTAACCAACAACTGCATATTCTGAAGATGCTGATGTTGGAGCATATGGATCAATATACACTTTGATACGACCAAATAAAGTACCAGCGAATGTGTTACCTGTATCATCAACTGTTAGGTTTACTTGTGACTGTAAAGCTGAGTTGTAATCAAGGATACCAGCCATTGCTAAAGCAGAAGCAACATCGCTTGAGCAAATCATAACATTACCTTTGCCTCTACGAGTTGTCTTAGCGATAGTATTAGCTTCACGTTCAATTTGGAATGCTAAACCTTTAACTTTTTCAACCATCCAACGACCGTTTGAATCGGTGTCAAGGTCAAATCTACCAGCAGCAGTTGTACCTACTTGGCAACCTGTTTTAGCAGTACCGTAGATTGTTCTTACAACTTCACGGTTGATTTCAGCAAGAATTTCAGCAGACAAGATGTTTGCTAATTCTGTTTCTGCATCTAAACCATGAACTGCTTTAAGGTCTTGTGCTAATTCAATTGAGTATTCTGCTTTTAATGCTCTTGTTTTAGCAGTAACAGTTACTTTTTCAATTGAGAATGCCATTTCTTGGAATGTTAAATCTTCAGCAGTAGCTGTTGCTAATGCTGTGCAAGCTGCAGCGTTACCAACAAATGTGTTAGCAGTAGAAGCGCCAACTGCAAGAGTTGTTTGAGCGCCAGCAACACCACCAAAACCTGTGTTAGCTTCATTGAAGAATGCTTCTGTTGCGCCTGCGGTCACATTAGATGTGCTATATGCTGAACGCATAGCGAAGATTAAACCAGTTGGGCCTGTCATTGGTTGAACACCACATACATCGTATGCGATTAAGTTCGGTAATGAACGGCGAACTAAACTGATTAAGATTGGATCAAAACCGGCAACTGGACCACCAGCAGCAGCGCCGCCACCAAAACCGCCTGTACCAGCAGAGTTAGCAGGTGCTGTTTCTTGTAACATTTGACCAGATTTCTGCATTTCTACAGCTTGGTTTTCAAGAATAACAGCAGTTACAGCCTTACGATAAGGGTCTTTAATTGCAGGTAAGTCAGGATGGTCAAGAACACCTTCCCACTTTTTCTGTAATGATTCGGACAAATACATTTTTTATCTCCTAGATAATTACTATTTAAATTTTTGTTTTACTAATTGCGTTTGATACTGCAGCTACAAATGGGTCATTGATGACTTTCTTTTCGCCTTCAGCATCTTCAACTTGTTCGTTGAGTTGTGATTCATCTGCTTTTTTAATACCAGATGGGAAATAATTCTCACGGATTGTTTCAAGTTTGTTTTTGTATTCGTCCTCTGTGGAGAATTCAACACTCTCTGCGAGTGATTTGATTTTTTCAACTTGAGTTGATATGAGACCTTCACATACTTCACGAGTTACTTCATTTTTGCGTGATTCAACAAGAGCTTTTTTAAACTCTACACCACGCTCAATTTCTTCGTTTAACTTAGCTTCAAGTTCTTCAACTTGGCCAGCTAATTCGTCAACGAGGTCAACTTTTTCAGCAGGAACATCAATATAGTGTTCTGCAAATAGATTGCGTAAACCTGCGATGAAGTCGTCTGTTAATTCTGAGCGTAAGCCAGATTCAATAGCGATTTCATTGTCTGCCATCCATTGTTCAACAACATAAGAAAGGTAATCATCTACTTTTTCTGTTAAGTCGTTACGAACAGATGTGATTGCTTCTTCAAGCATACCAGCATATTCACTTTCAATTTCTTCTTGAATTTGTGAAATACGGTCTTGAACACGAGCTTCAAAAATTGTAGAAACTTTAGATTTGAAATCTTCAGAAATTGTAGAATCGTCTGCAAAAAGGGCATCAATGTCCTCTTTCATTTTCTTCTTCATTTCATCTTTCTTATCCATATGAGAAGTTTCAGCAATTACTTCTGCATCTTCTTCTTCAGTTTCTTCTTGTTTTGGTGAAGCATCTGACGGTTTAGTTTTTGGATCTTCTGCCTTTTTAGCAGATTTGGAACCATCAACTTTATATTTGTCATAGATATCGCCGCCAGCTTTATTAGCGCCTATATCTTGTTTTGGGCCACCTAGGTCTACGACCTCTGCGTCCATTTTGTGCATTGGTTCAGCAGGTGCGTTTTGTTTGCTTGATGCAAGGGCTTCAGCAGCTGCTTCCATGAGTTTATTTGTTGCCATTAGGAATCTCCTTATGATTTCTTATTTATAAAATTAAAGTTTTCTGAGGTAATTTTCAAACAGTTTTAAGGCTACTTCTTCAATTTGTTTTGAAGATGCCTTACGAATTTGCGTTTTTGCACGGTCAAAGTCAGCTTCCACAAACTTGCCTTCAATAAACATCCATTCTTTATTTTCCATGATGCCATTTACAAAGGCACCCGGTGCTGATGGATCCGCAACAATGTCTGCCGCTGTTGCTAATTTTAGGTCATCTTGGACAAGGTTATAACCTTCTTTAGTTGTAACTACTGATCCAAGAGCTCTTGAAGATACACCGATACTTACATCGTTGTCAATAAAGTTTTTAACAATTTGACCATATGGTGTTTCAAGGATAAGAGCTTTACCATAGAATGTATTACCATCTTCTGATAGTGATACAATCTTATGAGATACTCTTTCAAGATTGATTGATGGTGTGTCAGGATGACCTAACTCACCTAATGCACGATTCGTTTTAATATATTCTTCGTTATAACGAGTTACTTCGTTGCGAAGTGTATCCATCTTATACATTCTATTGTTACGATTAACTGTATCTCCAACAAGGAAAGTGCCTTCAATATAAAGGTTTTTCTTTCCGTTTTCGGAAGCCTCTGTGATATACTTTACATTTTCTACGGTTTCTCTAATAAGTTTCATGTTAGAATCCTGTTAATGGTGTTGTATAAGTTGTTTCTTTTGATACTTCTAATACCACCGTGCCACCAGTATTAACCGTAATTACGATAGATGAAGTATTGTTATTAGCAATTGAATATCCATAATCATCACAACGCAGTTCACCCGCACTATGTAATGAAACAATTGGCACAGAGTTTCGGACAATTTGAATATTGCCGTTTGTTGTCCAGTTGATTCGTTTGATATTTGCTGAAGTTACAGTTTCATTACCATTAGCAGCTAAGTTAGCTAAAGCTACTGTGGTTGTACCTGTGCCTTCAACTCTAATAATTGAAGATGACCTTATCGTGTTAATAATTTCAAATGGCATTTTATTTTAGTCCTAATCCGGCTCTTCTACGCATAGACATTTTTCGTTTCATCAATGTTCTGCGAAGTTTTGCTCTTCTAGTTGTTTTCCATGACCGTTTTAATAAACGGGCTTTTCTAATTTTTGTTGTTGCTGGTATTCGTCTAACTGTATTACCAGATATACGATAACCTTTTATACCTGAACGCCTTCTGTTCTTTTGAACAACAATTCGTCCTTTAGCATTTCTTCGTATTCTACGGCGAATCTTTTGAATTCTTCCCATCTTAATAATGTTGGGATTACGGCGAGTTGCTTCTTCAAGCTCCTCTACTTCTTCAAATCTATCCGCTGCTACATATCGCTTAGCGCTTTCTAGGCGTTCTGCGACCATTTCATCAAGACGGTCAAATAATACTTGTTTTGCTTCGTCTAATTTGTTTTGTAATATTAAATCAACAAAGTTTATCACTTCATGCTTTTCCATGAAAACTCTGCGGCTTTTCGTAGATGATGATTAGACTTGCCAACCATATCTGCAAATTTCTTTTTGTTTTCATCATTTAGATTCTTATGCACCGTAAGAATAGCATGTGCAGTTTGAACATCAATTTTACTTGATGAACCATCTGAATGTTTTATTTTACCATGTTGATGACTATCTTTAATTTTTTGCAATTGTGCAATAGCATCTTCATTTACGGTATTTATATCACTTTCAATATCTTCTGCCTGAATGTTGGCATCAACACCAGGACCATATGGAACACTAAAAAACTTGTTCAATTTATTGTTATGATATAGTGCTATCTTTTGACCATTTGGATATAAACGAATAGCCTTTCTTTTCAACACTAATACGAAAGGAGGGTCATTTACATCTTCATCAAGTTCTTGATATTCCTCACGAACAACTTGTTTAGTCTTTTGGAACAACTGTTTATTGGTAATTAAATCAGTCATTCGCATAAAGAGCATTTGTATTAATGCTCGGTCAGCTGGGTTGAAGTTTGGTTTTTCTTCGCCCATTTTACCTAAAATGCGATGTATTCTTTGTATCTGACTTTTATTAGCTAAACCAGCACGAACCAATGCGTCAAATTTGGAGTAGTCTTGCTTCTCCTCTTCAACAATGGTAACTTGTTTAAACTCTTTTAAAAGTTTCATACTTATACAGGCGTGTCTTCCGTATCTTGAACTTCAATATCAGCAGATGCTACACCATTAATTTCGTTAGCGTCTAAAACTTCAATGTCCACTTGGTCTTCGCCTTCTTGTTCTACACCACCAAATGTTGATTTGGCAATTTCAATTTTGCGATTTTCAAGTGCTTCAAAAGCTTTAGCAGATAAAATATCTGTTAATGTTTCTTTAGCTTGAGCGGCTTCGCCAGCTGCAAGTTGGTCAATAAATTGTGATGTTTCCATAATTTTCTCCGTTAATTTCTATTTATGCTACTATACTTTTCCACATCAGCATCAAGCTGTGGGGTCTTTGAATCTTCAGCACCATTTTCAACGGTGTTGTCT